ATGGCAATACTGGGCCGACAGTGCCGGACCCCCTCAATTAGAACCAATCGACAGAAATCGTTTTGCCAACATCGAAGAAACGCTTGATACACTAATTGGTATAAGCGATGATCCAGCACCGGCAATACAAGAAATGGCAGATGCCGGCAGAACAGTAATTATGATAGATGGAGAAAGGCAAGGCTATGAGGCCTAGTGACCAACATATTTTACCACTCGCCTGGCGCAAGTCTGGACAGTTTCATATCGCAACAGAATGGTACTTAAGAGGTTGGACACCCCTTCCTTACCAGTATGCTTTTCACCAATTCTCAGTCCCGAACGTTACATTTATAGCCGGCATCGCTGCCGGCAAGACCATTGGTGTTGCCGGTTCGTATTTCATGGATTGTCTTTCGACTCCTTACTTCAGGGCTTTAAATACTTCCGTCACTGCCAAGCAAGCAAGTCTTGTTTACGACATGATGGAGACCTGGATTGAGGACAATCCAAGGATAGAGCCCCTGATCGATGGTATGAGTCTTCGGCCGTACCCCTCTATTACATTTAAGAATTATTCACATATGGAATTTAGGACAGCCGGAAATGATGCCCGGTTTATCCGTGGATCCGAGTACGACCGCATCAATTTCGACGAAGCCGGCCTCGACATGACTGGAGGCATTTCCAAAGTCCTTAGAGGTCGTCTTCGTGGTACCAGGCCCGACGGAACTACCCGGTTAGCACGTTTTGACGTAACAACTTCCCCGACTGATGCTCCCTGGCTGCGCGAGAGGGCCGAAAGGGGCACTAAGGGCCATGCTGATGCAGATTTAGCCCTTTATCGATTTATGAGGGTGGAAACCTACGATAATACCCATTTGACACCAATGCAAATTCTTGCCATGGAAGCAGATTACCCTCCGGAAATGATTGATGTCGAAATGAAAGGAATGTTCCCAGACTATGGCTATTCCATGTTCGCGTCCGGAAACATACGTGCATGTGTTGACCAAAGTCTCTATGATGCTGCCTATATTGCGCTCAATCCCGAAAGTGATAATAAAAAGGACATCAAGCCCGGATATAACCTCGGTGAAGATCCCAGGCACGGAATTTTCAAAATTGAGCTCCCTAGAATCCCCGGGAATATATACGTACAGGGCGGAGACCCTGGTACTGAGAATTTCCCGAAACGTTCGGCTGGCGTTGTCATGGTTTTCGACGTCACTGACATGCCTCTCAAAAAACTTGTTTATTTCGACTGGGTCTCGGGAAAAGGTTCTTACAATCCTTTTCTTCAAAGTTATAAGTATGCTCTTAAAAAATATGATCCCATACTTAAGGGCATTGATAACACCGGAACCCAAAAAGCTATTGACGAGTTAGCCTTTGAAAATTATGGTATTACGGTCGATGGGCTTAATTTTGGCTCTGAAAAACAATCCATGTTGAATGCATTATCCCTTGATATAGGGAATCATCATCTTCGTTTCCCGCCAATTCAAGGCCTACTAAAGCAACTTGGTACCTATTCGCTGGCGCTTGACAAAAAAATTGCCCAGGACATTGTTATGACGATGGCAGAAATATCACACCTCTCTCGGTATGTTCCAGCAGTCCGCGGGGAAAAAGATCCGCCGGCAAAGAAAAGTAATCACAGAAGCCGTAAAAGAACCAGTAGCAGAAGACGTAGATAAAAGGAGAAAGCTCCATGTTAGTTTACACCATTATTGAAAAAGGCGTTTCCCTAGAAGAAGTTGCAAATGCCTCAAAAGACATGTTTGAAAACGGAATGACACCGATCACTGGTCTTCCAAACAGCCCGTCCGTGACGGAAGCAGTTGCTAGATGCGATGCGGTTGTCGTTCTTGAACACCCAGGTACCGTGCGGGATAGTTTCTATGATTTTGACGGCATATCCGTTTACACATATCCAGACTTGCCCGCACTGTCTTCTACTGAAGTCCGGTATCCTAAACAGGTGCAAGGTTTTATTCAAAAGATTATGGGTATGTATAGGGTACATCTTCGAAAAAACGAAGACTATTCCCCGGCAAATATCATGGGCGCGGGTGAGATTGGCATCGTAACAAGGCTGTGGGACAAGATGGCCCGATTGATGAACTTAACCGGGTTCGATATTCAAGTTCAGTCCAGTTCATTCCGTGAACCGAAAGAGCCCAAGCATGAAAGCATTGAAGACAATGCCATGGACATGGCCGTCTATTCTATTATATTCCAACTCTTCCGAGAGGATAAATGGGCAAAGTAACCGCAGAGGAACTTGCCGAGCAATTTCATGAGATCTACGAAGAAATTGCTCCCGCGCACGGATACAAGACCAGAGACGGAACTGCAGTGCCGTGGGAAGAACTGCCAATGAACAACAAGATGTTAATGATTATGACATGCAGGATAATCCTGCTGAGGGCTGCAGATGGCAAAATACAATTTTAATTGTAAAAAGTGTGGTATACTGGAGATAGAACACCCGATGGTTGAAGATCATCCGGAGGTGTGTCCAAATTGTGGAGGTGATATTACCCGAATATTTAATAACCCGGGTATCATGTTTCGAGGGTCGGGGTTTTACAAGACAGACAAAATTCTTTCCGAGCCAACTCCAGACGAAGTCACCGAAATGAAGTTGGCCGAAAACGCCAGAGATCGATTGAGTAGAGCATGATAATTTCCACACATACCGGCAAAATTATTCATCACAACAATTGCACGCATTGTGTTTTTAGAAACAACAAGAATATTGGAACCAAAAGCAAGAAAAGGATACAAGAAAGATGTATATTACATAATCGTATACTCACACCACCTAATTCGGACCAAAAACGCACTTGTGACGACTACACACAGGTAAATTGTCAATGTGAAGCGTGTTTAGACAAGTATAAGCGTTTCGATACCGAAACACTACTTGACAAAAAGGATAAAGCATGGTAACATTTAGTTGTACACCACAGGAAGTGGACATCATTGAAGACATCGAAGAAGTAGGCTACGGTGAATTATTCGATGTAGTGAAACCGGATGACATACACAAGGGTGTAACAATCGAAGTCACAAAACACGAGGCATTTCAATTACTACTCAAAGAACTTCGAAATCAGGAAGCATTCAATAAAGTCATTATTCATGGAAGCCTACCGGCGTATGGCACCTTCGAGGGTCATACCGAGGGTGGGCGTTTGTGCGTAAAGAAGTTCAAGTTTAGCTAACGGAACCCTATGATAGATTTCCCTATATGGGCTGATTTGGGGATGGATACCACCTCCAAGGAACATAAAGACGGTTGGGAAGGCGAGCTCGGTAGAGCACAGAAATATTGGTATTACTTTACCGGACACATCTTCAAAGAAACTGTCGACGAATATGAACTTGGCGCTGATATTCCCCTAATGTATCCGGTTGGTCTGAATTTGACACGTATGTTATGTATGGCGCATGCCGACAGCACATACGGCGAATGGGAAGGGATTCCCGTCACGTTCGATCCAGTCTCTGAAAATGTTCCACAAGATGGTGACGAAGAAGCGTCCAAGTTAATGAGCAAAGTTCTTCGACACAGCCAGGCAGCTTCGCTGCTCTGGAAAGTAGAACTCGAGCGGCAAATCTTTGGTGGTTCAGTGATCAAGATTTCTCCGAGTTTAGACAAGAAAGGCATAGTAAGATGGCAACATATCCCGAAGGGAAGTTTTTTCCCGATCTGGGATCCAGCAAACCCAAACAATTTGCTGCAGGTTGAAATTGTTACTATTCTTAGTTTAGAACAAGCGAAACTAAAGTACAATTTTGTTCCGAAAGACATCACGCAAAATGTGACTCGTGTTGAAAAGTGGGATAAATCCACTTTCGAAATTCGCATGAATGACGATGTTGTTCGGTCTGGAACAAATCCCTGGGGTCGCGTTCCATTCGTTTATATCCCACGTTTCCGTGTCAATGATTGGTGGGGAGAAGCGCTGACTGAAATCATCATGCCTTTGCAAGATGAAATGAACATGCGCATCGGCGATATTGGCGAAGCGATCAATTATAATACACATCCCGTTCGCTGGGGTCTGAATTTGGCCAAGAACTTTACCCAGCAGAATTTCCCTCTCGGCTCGAATGCTATGTGGGACTTGGGACGCGCTCTTGGTTCCAGCCCGGCACCTTCTGTTGGTGCGCTCGAGCTTAAGAACCCGATACCCGAGGGAACGTTCAAATATGTCAACTTCTTGTACGACTGGGCACGTACTGCTTCGTTCGCACCTCCTATTGCATTTGGCGAGGACGATGGTGGCGGACAACGCTCGGGCGCCACTCTAGAAATTAGAATGTGGCCGTTGATAAAGGCAACTACGCGCTCGCGCGCGTTCCTGCACGATGGCTTGACGGAAGCAATGAAGATTACTGCTTTGATTTACAAGCAAAAAGGTTTTCCGGGCGTAGACGAAAAAGCTATCGAGGCAATCTTAGAAGACAGGATTGATATTGGTTTCGGCAATATGTTACCGAGAGACCAGAAGTCGTCTGTCGACGAAGTAGTAAAGTTATTGTCCACATCACCACCTTCTATTTCTCTGGAAACCGCAGTGGATATACTTGGTAGAGGTCCTGGTGAGTACGCTAGAATATTAGCTATGATAAAACATCCGGAATTGAAAGAGTTCTTCGAAGAGAAAGAAGCGGAAACTCCAATCGGATCAGAAGAAGACACGGAAAAGAAAAATAAAGATGAGGTAGCCAAAGCCAAAACTGGCAAGGAGCCAAAATGACCAAGATAGTCTTCCCTACTGACGAGCATCATCCGTATGCGGACATGCGAGCCATTGAGTTAGCACAAAAGATTACAGAAGTGTTCAATCCTGATATTCGGATAGCAGGTAGTGACGGGATAGATTTTTACTCAATTTCGTCATTTAACAAAGATCCAAACCATTTCAAATATGGTGGATTACAACGAGAAATAAGCGAGTGGCAAGCAACACAAAGAGATTGGATGAGCGCCACTCCCAACGCAGATGTGTATTTCCTAATTGGAAATCACGAGGACAGGCTCAAGAGGTATCTCTGGAAGAACCCTGAGCTCTATGGCCTGGAAGCGCTGGAATTAGAGAACCTACTTGATTTTGACGGCCTGGGAATTATTATGGCGTCAAAAGGAGGCCTCGAGATGGTCTTCCACGACAAGCTGGTAATAAAGCATGGGAATCTCGTAAGAAAATGGTCCGGATATACTGCCCGGGGCGAATTGGAAAAAGAGAGTTACGGAATATCCACTCTGAGTGGCCATACTCACAGGGGAGCACAGATTTTCCGGAAAACAAGACATGGCACGGTTACCGGAGTAGAAGGCTTTTGTTTATGTGACATCGAGCCAACTTACATCAATAACCCAGATTGGCAACAAGGAATTACCTTGGCTACAGTGACTAACGATGCGGTTCAGTTTGAACTGGTACCCTTTTACAATAAGGGAAATCGTAAAGCAGCCATATGGCGCGGTACTGAATATACCGCATAACTAACAAAATGATTTTACGTAGCAGAGCAGAAACTAGAGGTGCACCGTTTCCCTCTGCGACAGTAAGATTTAAACAATTTTCAGCCTATAACAAGGAGTAACACATATGGCAGTTTACCTCACTGCTGCGAAAAAGGCAGAAATCGTTAAGAACTATAACTTTGCTCTTCACACGAGCTCGTTACAGAACTTCTTAGATGAGATTGCTGCCGCCGTGGCACAAGCTGGTATTGTCGAGATTAACGAAACAATCGCCTTTGGTGATTTCACTGATAATCTTGATGCAACTGGCACCTATGAAATGCTAGAGGATATTCCCGCTGGCGCGCTGGTTTTAGGGGCAACTCTAACCGCCGTCACTGGATTCACTGGCGACACATCTGCAGCCATCACCGTTGGTGATGGAACAGACGTGGACCGGTACAATACCGGCACAATCGATGTTTTCACAACTGCAGCGGCTCTCGATCTGGGCGCAATGTCCGGAGCGGCAGTTCACATAGTTGACAAAACACCCACTATCATATTGACAAGCGCCGCAGCTTTTGCAGATGTCGACGCAGGATCCATGGATGTAAGTCTTTTTTACGTCATCGCTGACTAAGTAGTTTCATGGTTCGGCACCGAACCACCAAATCAAATCGCTATATAGCGAAAGGAAACAAAGACAAAATGACCACTAAACCAGTCCCTGTAGAGCCTATTGTGGCAATTCCAGAGGCGCCATCAGCAGCACCGATTACACCCCCAGTAGCATCCGCTGCCCAAGCACCAAAAGAACCCGCAGTACCTCCTCAGCAGAATGTGCCCGAAGGTTATGTTACACAAGAGCGTTATACAGGTGCAATTCAAAAGATTGAAACGCTGGCTCTTTCTCAGAAAGACCTGCAGCAACAAATTGCTGATAAGTCCTCCTCACTGGAGCAACTGAACAGCCAATTAGCAGAAGCTGACGCGTTACGTAATACTTCTCTGGGCGAGAAGGATACGGAAATCACCGGATTGCAAGGGCAAATCACAGATCTTACAGCATCAAATGCTGCCCTCAAATCGCTAGAAGTCAAGATTAACACCTTGAAAGAGGTAGGACGTCCTGACTTACTCCCAATATTGGAGCATCTGCCTGATACAACCGATCCTGAGAAACTGAAAGAAGCCTTGAATGCCATGGCCGGCACAGTCGACTCGGCCGTCAAAGCAAGGTCAGAACAGTTACTCTCCGGGGTCGTTGATACGCCATCTATCTCTGCGTCGTCAGCACCTGATACGCCAGAGGGATGGGTAAAACATATTGAAAGCTTACCTCTGGGCACCCCAGAACGTGACAAAGCGTTTGATGATTACGGCGCTTTCCTCCACAACTCGGGAGCTCTGTAAGCACTAACCAACGGAGATAAATTATGACTTCCCTTATCACCGGCGCGCATCTAGCTCAGGGAGCAAATCCCCAGTGGCAACGGTCTTATTACGAGATGCTTTTGCTGGAAACCCTGCGGACAAAATCTATTTTGGTGCCTTTCACGGCATACAAAGAGGATTTTAATGCCCGCTCAACCGGTACAATTGTTTACACAGAAGTGTTCGATACTGAACCCGACTGGTCAACATTGGCCGAAACCGACATTTGGCTGCGTGGTGCACATCTTGACACGCAAACAATCTCTGTGGACCTCGAAATCCACGGTGACGTTCTGAAATATTCCGACTATTCCGAAGTTGTGCAGTATGTCAACAGCGGCAATATGGGCGGACTTGTCAAGAACAAAATCGGTCTAAACCAAAAAGAATACCTGGACATTCTTGCTCGGAACGCATTTTTAACACATCCGAACAAAATCTTCGCAGACAGCAAAGCCAGCCGTGCAACACTCGCTGCTGACAGCTTGTTTGAGCCTTCCCTGGCTCGCCTCGCTCGCCTGCACTTAGAAGAGAATGAAGTTCCCGGAGTTGCAAATCCTTACGACGGTGGAGCAGCGATTGTCTGCGTTACCACACCTCGCGTGATTTACGACATCCAGGAAGCAGCAGGTTCTGAGTGGAAAGACGCTCAACTGTACGAACAAACCGGTCGTTTATTCACCGGCGAAGTCGGAATGTGGGGCGGAGTTCGTTTCGTTAAATCCATGCGTATGCGTCTGCGTAATGCAGGTACAGTGGAAGTCGAAACTACACTCGCACAAGATGTTGCACCCGGAGACGGCGCATCCTCAACTGTAGATACTGTATACAGTCCAGGACAAGCTGGTTCTGACCGCCTCATCGCAGTAACATCTGCCGCTGGCTTCGCAGTTGGTGACTATGTCACTATTTCTGCTGCAGCCAAAGGCGGAGGCGTTGGTGTACCGGAAAGTGACGGCACACAGGAAACACGTCGGATTACGGCTATTGCCACAAACGATATTTCCTTCAACAAACCATTCATGAAATCTCACTCGACTAGTGACTACATGACCAAAGGTATCGATGTACATGCTTCGGCAATCATCGGTGGCCCTGGCGTTGCATTCGCAGTAGGTGAACGGCCAAACGTATTTGCTCCTCCGAAATACGATGACCTCATGATGATTAACCGCATCGGCTGGAGAGGTTTCCTGAAGATGCAGCTTTGGCGCCCAGAGTTCTTCGAAGTTGTGGAGAGCGCTGGCTCAACAGACTAATTGACTCCCGGGGTGAAAGCCCCGGGCTTTAGTCTTAAAGGAAAATATGGCGACTACTTGGGCTGAGTTACTTATTGATGTACGGGCTGAATTATCGGACGAGACCGCTGGCACTTATGAATGGTCAGACGCTCTCTTTTATATATGGCTGAGAGATGCCGTAGCCGATTATTCTCTGTACAATCCCGTTCTCAAAACAGCTACTCTATCGGTTATAGCGGCTGCCTCCTACGCTTTTCCGGACGATTACGTTGTTGAAGAATATGTCGAGGCTCCGGCCGGAACATATTTGAGAAAAAGATTTCTTAGCCCCGGTCGTCGTTTTACCAGAACCACCGGCTCTCCAATTTATTATTGGACAGTCGGTGCCGTAATGTATCTAAACAGCGAAACTACTGAAGATGTGATTTTGACTTATCATGCTACGCATGAACATCCAGACGCCGTTGGTGATGATACTTTTGAATTTACCTTCCCGCAAAGAGATGAGGAGCTTATCCGCTTGTATATGAGGGCTAAAGCTCACGAGAAAATGCGTTCAGGCCAGGCAAGCTTAGACAGGTTCGCTCTCGGCTCAGGATCGCGGGATGACAACCCACTAGAACCCGAGTATGATAATCTCATGGAAGATTATGAGAGGAAAATATACGACCGTTATGGTGGAGGGATTATTACGCTTTATCGAGCATAAACTATGGCATCTATACATGACGTGACGCTCGATTACATCGAAGATGAACTAAGGGCAGCGCTTATCACCGAAGTTGATGATGATGATATTGCTCTGGTCGGCCACATGCAGCAAGGTCCTTCACAGGGTAGCCCAGCTCCAGACGCCGCACGCATAAGTGTAACAATACACGAGAATGACCCGGACGCTTTTTTCGACAATCCGGCGTCGGCCATCAAAAATGTATGGCCCGACGAAATCGCATTTGTTGAGACATCCCAAGTAATTACTTGGAAAAGACGCTTTACAATTAAGGCAAGATGTCTATTAGTGCGAACCAAAGAAACTAAAGACGTCGCGAGAGAAATTGCATCTACATTGCGCACTCGCCTCGAGGACACATTGCTGAGTATGGATTACACAGACGTAGAGGCTACTAATGGAGAGTATGTTTCCAGAAAAGCCGTAGCAAAATCCATGAAATCAGAAATGATTCAAGCAGGCGGCCCGCCCAATAGTTTCGATTATCACATCAAAGTAAGATTTGATGTTCTAACAACAACGAGGAGTTTTGTATAATGGTTCTTTCCGCTGATAGTTCAGTATTTGGAGTAGCGCAGCAAACAGGCAAGGGTACGCCTAATGTTACTGACGCTGATTTCAAATACATACTTTTCACAGAAGGAGTTCCTACACCTCAGAACATCACTCGCGCTCTTGACCGAGAAGTGGGTGCTGGCGCACTGCCGCAGGGCAGCGTTAAAGTAGGCGTTCTTTCTGGCGCGCAAATGCAGTTTATCCCACGTCCTCAAACGCTGGGCGAATTGTTATATGCGCAACTAGGTGCTGTGTCTACCGAAGACAATACCACCTATTCTACTCACACATTTACATTGCCAACCGACCAGTTTTCACAGCCGTATTATACGCTGAGAACTGGCATGGCAAATACATGGGGTGAGCAATACGACGACAATAAGCTAGCTTCGCTCGCTTTACGTTGGCGTGGTGCTGATTTCATGCGTGGCGCATTCGCTTTCCAAGGCGGATTGCCACAAAAGGTTGCCTCTATGGCAGCTTGGGCCCCTCAGACTTATATTGACGAGGGTCCTCAATTCTTGTCACCGGTTTCCAGTATCGAAGTGCCAACAAGTACCTCTATCAAGGTATTAGAGGGCGCTATCACAATGGGCTCTGCCGTTCCTCTGGATGAGCAGTGGATTGTCGGAAGTTATTATCCCGATGACACCCCAACCGTGAATCGTGCTATTGGCCTCACTATGACTGTCTTGATTGAGGATAATACACTTTATCAAAAACTTATGTACGACCCAACTGGTGGGGCAGACTGGACAGCAGACATCTTCAGAGAAGCGGATATTGCTCTTTCGTTTGTATCCGATCAAGAAGTTGACACTGGAGTTCCATACAGCTTATTGTTTGAAGCTAATGGCCAAAATGCCGCAAGCGGAGATAGTAATATCCAGTGGTCAGTACAACCAGTGGCAATTCAGGCTGGTCGACAGATGAAAATGATCATCTCAGGCATTTTCACCGCAAGTCCGACCGTAGACGAACCAATCACTGTAACACTCGTAAATGGCGAAGCATCTTACTAAATAGAGCTTTAGGAGGCAGTAATGAGTAATTTTGGAAAATACGCAGTATTAGACAATGTAAAATATCACCTTGAACGTGAGCCGGATATGTGGTGGGTATTCAAACCACCGACCGCTCGTGAAGAAATTGCGATTAACCGGTTCACGCAAGGTGGATCCATCAAACAATCTGCAGCGGGCATCGAGCGCAACATTGTTACCAATGCAGAAATTGCTCTTGAAGAGCTTGCACTAACTGTGCAATCCTCAAATCTCAAGGGTAAAGACGGCAAGAATATTATCAACACCAAAACAATGAGCGTTGATACTATCCGAGAAGTTGTCCGATCATTCCCAAAAGAACTTTTCTGGGAACTCTGGGATGCTCTTGGTGCAACTTGCCCTGGCTGGGGCGCTGTTCCGAAAATTACAGACGACGATGATGATGAGTCTGAAGATAGCCCGAAAGACAGCCCAAAAGAGAAGCCCTCAAAAGAGGGCTAGAACTACTTGAGCGCACAGTAAAAGAAGCCGTTGGATACGGAACTAAGGACAAAGTGTTACAAAGCCTTGTGGAATTGACAATGATAGAAATAACACAAGGAAGGCCATTATTTCCAAATCCAATGGATGAACCAGTCTTTTATAGACGCGCATTCCGCGAATGGGTTTCCGAAGCAATAAAAGAAAAACAGACGGAAGGCGGAGTGTACGACAAGATTATGAACGATGCGCAGACAGGAAAAATCACGAAGCGATAGCTTCTTTAGACGGGTGGTTCGGCATCGAACCAGTGAGCTTCACAAAACACAATACAATTTACGATTACACAAATACACTCTTTGCCGAGGGTGTATTTGTCATTTCTGAGGATAATTAATGAGCTACGACGACGAAGATAATTGGTACGACAAGGCATTCCTTGAGGACGATGACGATCCAACTGGCGTTCCTTTTACAACAGACCATAATTTCAGTAGTTCGCGAGCTAGCATAGCTCCTTCGAATGTCTTTAATCAACAAAGCGTTCCTTTTAGACAGGACCGCACTTATACTCATTCGCGAGTTAGTAGCGCTCCTTCAAATGTCTTTAATTCACCTGGTTCGTATAACGCTTTTGGCTCATATGGTCAGCAGCCCGTAGACGATGGTTTCAACAGTACCACTCCTTCGACTCTCGATAATACCCACGTTACTCCAGCGGTGAGGGCATGGCTGGATCAGACTCGAAAAGAATACAATTCTGCTAACGAAATCAATGATCGTATATTCGAAGCAGCCATTCGTCAATCCAGGCCAGCACAAACTGCAAATAGACTTGCAGCCGCTGCCGGAACTGAATTGCTCGATCCGTTAGTTGGCTTTAGAGGAACCTATAATGCAATGCAGGCTTCGTCAATAAGCCTGGAAAGTATTCTCGGAACGGAAAATATGTACAGAGGCAAAGGGTCTCTGGATGAATGGGGCAGAGAACAAACTGGTCATAGGTTCACTGGTAAAGGTAATGAATTGCGTCTTATCGATGCCTCCAGTGGAGAAGTAAAGCTAGATAAAGATCAAGTAAGAATGGCCCATGAGGCCACTCGCCAGGTTACAGATCAAGTAGTAGGTCAATCTATTTCTCCTGACGGACAAAATCTTGTCGGCACTATTCATAAAAATATCAATACAGCAATCGGAAAGTACGTTGATAAGTTAATGCAATCAACGCAGAATGATATAGCTCCGGAAGATGCCGCAATATTCGAAAAAACCATGAAAACCATGTATAACCGGATGGTTTCAAAGGTTACTGACCAATTGGCTGGTCAAGATGGTTTCGCCTCGTCTCATGTGAGAGGTCAGGCGTTCAACAGTGCGGTAGATCTCAACGTACATAACGAAGCTACGGCTAAAGAAGTACTTTCGAGAATGCCAGTAGGTGCTCAGCAAGCTGTAGATAAAGTTGGATTTACTGCTGCTTACAATAGTCCGACAGCACAATTTTTCTCTGGCGGTTCAGGCGAGCAGGGCGTTACTCTTGGTGGGTGGCGTCGCGGTGGTAGTAGTGGTGGAATGAACACAGGTGGCGGCGGCAGGGGTGGAATGGGCGGTCTCATGCATTCCGCATATATCGCTAAAAGAATGTGGAGTTATACTGGTGAGCCGGTTATGGCTGGCGCAGCAGAACATGTTAAGTCACAAGGTGAATATGCAGCATTATTCAGAACCGTAACTGGCCAAGATCCAATTACTTCAGATTATGGCGCTCAACTGCGCGCCGATGAAGTTTCTGGCGCACAAAATGAAGCAGCTTTTCAAAACATAGGCGCTCTCGGAGATGCGGCTTGGGTAGCAAACCAAGGTCCTAATGCGGATGCAAATCAGCGCTTGATTCAAGGTGGTAAATTAGCCGCGGGCGTTGGATTTATGGGAACCATAGCTGGTGGTGCATTGACATCATTGGCAGCTCCCGGCATTGCTGCAGCAGCCTCTGCTGGGGTAGCAGTAGGTGGAGGCACGGCTCTTCTGGCTGGTGCTGGAACGGTTTTAAGTGCTGCTGCACTTCCAGTTGCTGGAGCATTAGCTGCTGGTTTTCTTGGAAACGAAGCATACAACTTGGCAACTGGCTCAGACACTGGTCTCGGTCAGAAATTCATGGGTGGGCTTTACGAGAATGCTGGACAGCGGGGTCAAATTGGTGCCCTTCGCGCGAAGGGTTACATGGGCCTTGCTACTTCTTTCAATTTAGAAGATCTAGTCAAGGCGTATGACGTCACAGACGAAGAAACCCAGGCGCAAATGACTCCTGGTATGGCAGCGATGTACGGACAGTCTCAACGGCAAGATGATTTCTCGCCATATGAGAAAACGATTAAAGATGCCGCTACATTAACCGGTGGAGACAAGAAGGCCTCTATTGCCCAAGCCAGGGGCCTAGATGTAATGTTTGGCGGGGATTCCGCAAAAATGTTGGATGCAGTTGGTTTGCTGTCCAGCATTGATGCTCCTCTCCAGGATAGTATCGCAAAAACTATTGGCTTGGCAGCACAGGGTGGTATCTTGCCTGGCGACACTAAGGCAATGGATAATTTGATAGACCAGTATGCCGGTACCGATGACGCTGGTCGTTCCGCGCTAACAGAAGAATATGGCGAATACGCTGCCATGGGTGGCATGCTTGGTCAATACACTGGTTCTGCTCGCAGTGGCTCTTCCCTAGCCAGGGAAGAAGGCTTGACTGCGATTACCGCTGGAACAACTCAGTCCTATATGGCCGCAGCAACACGCTACGGCTCGAACATGGACGATGTTGTAGGATACGACGAAGAAGGAAGGCCTCTTACGCTCGGGCGCGATCTTGCTATGCGCGGAGCTGGCACAACACAACGTCAAGCATCAATTGATATTGGTGTCGCCGCTCCATTCCAGGCTGCCGGTATGACGGCTGGTACTGCATTTGCACAAGCTGGAAGTCTTGGATTTGAAACTCCTAGCCAAGTCGGCACATTTAATCAATGGTCTCAAACTAATGAAGCATTCCAGGGACAAGCCAGTATTGCAAGAACGTCCCAATTAGCTAAACTCTCTCTCGGGCAAAATGTTGCTCAAGGAGCAATGATTGGTAATGTTGCCAGTCAGATGATGATCGGTGGACGAGATCCATATACTACATTTGGCGGTGGTGGATACACTGACCAACAAATGTCGAATTTCACCCGGGCTGCCGGTGGGGATATGAAGGCTGTATCTTATTTGACAAATAGCGGACAGGCGGATATGTCTGCCTTCTCTATGTTCGATGATGCCGGGCGCAGTAACTTGCAATTCAATGGCGCTAATTTCATGGAAATGAATGCCGGCCAAGCTGCTTTGGGCAATCCTTATTCCGCAGGAGTTCAGTCAGCATTTGATAATCTAAACGAGAGAAACCAAGAAACATTCTTGGAAAGCGGAGTGCAGGGAGTTCAGCAAGATTACGCACAACGAGGTAGAGATTTGTCTCGCGGAAGTCTTGGTGTAGGATTTGCCAAGATTGCTGAGAATAAAGCATATTTATGGGGTGATGATGGCGGTGGCACGTGGGATAACCCAACCGCTGGTTCCATGTGGGGGCTCCAGGATACGCAACGTGCAATGCAACACCAGTCTTCATTAGCTGGTTTTGGTATGCAACGTCGCAGAATGGACCTTAATCAACAGTTCGCCGAACAGAGCGAAGGTCTTCAGTCTCGCCAAATGGGAGTTACTCAAGGTTTCCAAAACTGGAACCAAGGCTTTAACAGGCAGTCATCCTTAATGCAACGTGGTTACACTCAGCAAAATTGGCAAGCTCAGGATCAGATGAATAGCCTGCAGTTTGGTTGGCAAATGGAAGACGCTGATGAAGCCATTCGTATGTCTGGTGGGCGCCAACGCCGACAACTTGTTACACAAAAAGAACGCGCTACTTTAGCTCACAATATAGAAGGCCAGAATACCGAAGATCAACGGTCTAACCAAGAAGAAATGTGGGCACGGGAAGACGAACGGTTTGAAAAGCAGACTCAATATACAGCCGATCTACAAGAGCTTGAAAATGAACGGTTTGAAATGCAAGTCAGTCGTAGAGAAACTTTATCTACACTTGACGAGGAAGATTTTACTCGTCAGAAAAAAGAATATGAAGAAATGCGCAAGTTGAATGAAGAAATGATTAAGGTCGAGCGTCAGCACCAGGCCAAGCAAATGGAATTGCAACTTGCTGGCCTCGGTATACAGGCAGCTCAACTCGCTTTGCAAGACGAAATGGCTGAACAGCTCGAGCCTCTGATCGAAGAGGGCGAGGCTATGGCCGGATGGGCGAAAATAATTGCCGAGTTCGATTTGGATAAATTCTACACTGGAACCGTTGACATGATTACGGCCATGTCAGTGGTTGATCCCGAAAGCGCCAGGTTGCAAGCTAACGTCCTGGTAGCTATGACAGAGGTTGGTACCGAGAATCCAGACTCAGTCACACAAACACTTGATGCGTTCGAAGGTACTGTTACAGCATCTAACGCTGTACGAAGGATGCTCGAGAGCATGGCAGAGATCAATATAGGTGGCGTAAAAGCGCTTGGTTCTGCTCTAAACAATGCGAAATCACTAGATACTAGCGGCATTTATGCTCTCTCTTCACTTGCAAGATCGTCCCACTCAATCAATACATACAGAATTCGTGTGCTACAAGACCTAATGAGACAATTCTAATATGAATGCATATATAACACTCGACAGTTACAAATACCCTACACTTATGATTGATTGGGAAAGTCATCCAGTCAGACCTGCAACCGCAGCGGTTATGCTCAATGGAGAAACAGCGGTTACATTTGGGCCGACTGCTCGAACAGCATGGTCTGGTTCTATCAAAGCAGAAGTCACCGCTCGTGATACTGGGTGGGGCACTATCACGACTCTAAGAGCAACGCTTGCTAAATTATCAACGTTGTCTTTTACAGATCATTATGGTTCTTCCTATACAGTATTGTGCAATATTTCTGGGCCAGAGGTAAGCCTTTCTCCAGTGTGGGACGCTACAGAGAATGAATTTTCAGTTAAGGTTATGTTAAGGCAGGTTACATGAGAACGCTAAGTGGCGGCGCAATTACACAATTAGCCGAAAGCGAGCGCATAGTTGAGGCTTCTCTTACGATAAGAGATGAACGACTTCGATTTGCTGACCAAAGATCCACACAGGTAGATTACCTGGCCGGGGATCTTGTGCTCGCGTATGACGATTGCGTTTACTCAAGCAACGTGTTACGTGTCGCAGTCGTAAAAGATGGATCGGATTACGAATTATGGTATAACTATATTGATGATTTTGGATCTGTTTGGGACAACTGGACAGATATGTCCATTGCCTTGGCCGAGAACAGCAGACCCGCAGTCTTCGGCGGCCGAGTTATTTACCTTAAGTCTAACTACGAGCTGGCCTACAAAGACTGGAATGGCACCATTTGGGGCTCTGAGACAGTAATAGAGACTGTTCCCGGAACACCGACTGCAGATATTGCTATGGTTTCCACGGATATCTTCTATATGCATTATACGCCTGGTTCGACGTCGAACCATGGCTTTATTATTCGCAAAAGTGTTTCCAGCGCATTTGCTGATCAGGCGTGGGATGGTAGAACAATTGGCGCAGACTTTTATGGTGCCTTTGACGCCGTAGCATTCAGCGGCGTGGAATATATTTACTTCTCTGACCACGATGGCGCTCGGGCTTGGGGTATGAGAGTAGACACAGCCGGGATATTCGGCCGACCTTTCCCGGTTGTCCCCTTGGATATTGTAGACATTACATCTAAGTTTGTCATGGGGCACGCTTCCGTAATTGACGGAGAAGTATTTGTTACTGGTATTCTAAAACGCCCAGGTGGCCATTCTATGCATATCTACATGAAAGGCCCTGAAAAATTCTCCATCGGGCGCGACATGTTCATTGCTCAGGCCAATGACAAGGTAAAATTATACACATACGGTGATGAAACAACAATTGAATACGATCCAATCCCTGGCCAAATTCATGTCGTAAGTGATGAAGTCTGGTACCTCGGTCCTCTCCTGGCATGGATGGCTCCAGCTACACAATACGTTGGATATGACAATACAGCATTAGAAACAACTATAACTTCGTTCTCTCAATTGGACATTGGCGACGGGGGCAATGGTTCGAAAAAGTTACGCTTCTCGATCGATCCGAACATTTCTCATGTTGCTATAAGAGAAGGTTCTGTTGTAGAGTTGACCGTTACAATAAATAGCGAAAATATTGACATGGGAACCTTTCTCATTGATGCTATTGCGGAGGACGAGACAGAATTAGGCTCATATAAAAACATTGCTGCGCGCTCGCGCGCCTCTAAGACCTTAGATAATTGGGCGTCTGATGCTGATTTTGATTTTTGGGGACAGACTGCCAACGCGGCAAGGCCATATGATTTAGCTGAAGTCATTAGAGCTGAAGGACTTTGGGATCAGGAAACAGTTGGCGTAGGCAATGTTATTACACTTCCTGTTCTAAACACACAAGGCATTTTATATTCATCCGCCCATTCTGGTATGGGCACTATTGCTCAGGGCATGTTTTATTATCCCGATGATGCAGAATTTGCGCCATCATATGGAGTAATAGCTAATTACACACATCAGAGATATACAGCTACAGGACTAGAACTATATGAAAACTCTGCCCGGCTGGGACACTGGGGTATCGGAGTTATTTTTGAGTTAGACGCGCACACGGGCTCTCCCGGGGTTAGGGTAACACATTTTTATGAAGACAGTGTCGAGGATATCACTACTTTTGCTTTATCTATTCCTGGTGATACCTGGCACTGGCTTCGCGCGCGATATGAATTTGGCCATTTGATTATCGATTACAGGCTTGATTCCTCCACTGATTGGACACGCGTAGGCGAGTTAATCATATGTTACGATAGCGAAGACAGCACCTATCACGGTTTAACAGTTGAGACAGTAACTCTTGCCAACACGGAAGAAACCGAGAGAGGCAGAGCTGCTCTTTATATCAAGAATATTACAGAATATTCTCCGAGTTATGGACTATCATCTTCCGGACTGATTGTTGGTGTCGATGATAATGACTTTGCGGAAATTGATGATTACCTTCTCCTTGACCGGGAAATAGTCAAGGTTACAGATAAAAGCCCAATGATTGCGCCAAGTTCTAACTTGGATGTAGTTGAAGGGTTTACATTCCCCTCTGCTGACCACTGGGATAGTGATCCAACTGGTTTTACCGGGTATGAAATTTATCTCGACGGTAACGGAACAGCGGCTCGAGATGCGTTTGACGATCACGCGTTAGTTATCGTCTCTGGCCCGGGAGAAGGTAGAACTTTCACGATTACAGAGTATGATAAGATTGCCCCAACACAGTGGACAGACACCGGAGGGCCCTATACTCCTCCGGACAAGTGGACAGATCATATCGATGATGTTGTTTATGGATCTTGGACGGCTTCTGGGATGCAAAGAATCTTTGTTGCCGAGAATCCCAGTGGCGCTATTTCTGAGGGTTCCGTCGTAAGAATTGTACCATCTTTTACGATCACACGAGCACAACTCTCTACTGATGCAACTACGCACATATCCGGAATAAATGTAAGTTTTTACAAGGATTTGTCCATTTATTGTCGTGATTTCAATTATTTCACAACGGAGCCAGAATATAGCGTCGCCGACATGGCTGCTGAGATTACAGGCAAGGCTGGAGCAGGAGGTGTTTCGGCACCGAACCGCTTAACCAATCAGGCGAAAGTATCTGCAGGTTGGGATTTACAGACAGAAATAGCCGCCACCGAACAAACAGCCAGAAGCTTTGTTGCACACTTTAATCTCAATGACCCAGATACAGCAGGCGGGTTTGGTATTGCTTTTGCTCTTTTGAAAGACCCAGATACGGATGCTTATTCTGACGGGCGCATTGTCATGATATACGAAGACCGCGTAGATTACTTCGAATATCACCCGACGGTTCCGGTACTTATTGAAAGTTATGACTTGGATATAGCCTATGACAGTGGCCCGTCCACGATCTCGGTTTACGATGAATTTGTTTCTGTATATATTCAACAGAAACATATCTGCACATTCGTAGATCGTGATGTTGCTTCAATCCAGGCTGATGTTATTGTACCCATTCCCCAATGGTACGCTGGTGTTGTTTTGCACAATGCTTGCGACGTGGATCCTCTTTGGACTGAGGTATCTCAGCGATGTGATAATTATGTTTTAACCATGGGTACTTATGGCAGTAGTTTGCTTTCTACATTGCTTGGTGAACAGAGAATTTATTTTACAGACGACGTAGACGGCACGTTGCGCATGTTCACTGACCGTGTTATAATCAATAGCGGTTCTGCAGTCGATTTCTTACTGGACGAGCAAAGCCGTCAGAACGAAGATGGTTTGTTCACGCGCGTTCGAATTGAGGGCGCTGAAGTAGCAGAGCAATTTGATACAGCGGCAATGATTGATCATGGAAATTTGTTTGTCCTGGCCAATGCTTCGGATTTGATAGAGTATGATGATCATTATCGTGAAGCATTAAATTTACTTGAAGACAGCACCACGAACGCGGCGCCTATTACCCTTTTGGGTTTGGCTGATCCTCGCGTAGAAGCAAATGATACATATATCATTGACGACGGTAGCGAAAAGACTATCTTAGTTGATTCCGTGAATTTCTCTATGGATGTTATGGATATAGAAGTATCCTTTGTTATGAATATAGAAGGAAGAAATGGCGACTAAGCGTATAACCAATCTCATTAAAATGCTCACTGAGCAGCAAACGACATATCCGTCTCGTGCGACTATCTTTAGAATTGATGGTAGTTATCTCGATGTTCGGTTTGGTTCTTCTCCATCAATTGTTAGGAACGTGGATATTGTTGGCGATCCTTACAGACTTGCGGTTGGTGACGAGGTTCTCGTCTATTGGGAATCTGTGCCAGGGCGCCATGGAAAAGCACCAGTAGTATACGTAAGTGATAGTGCTTTAATGGTGAGTACAGAGGGAGGTCATGGTTTACCCTCAGTCGATGGAATCACAATTGATTATGGCGTTGCCGGCTTACATGTTCCAAGAGGTGGTATCGCTCTTGAGAATTTATCTTTCTTGCCATCGCTCGATGGACATAAACATCGTACACCACTTGAAGAATTCGGATGGAATTTTACCAATGACGGTATTATGTTCGCCAATGATACATACATCCATCCGGACGGCCAAATTGCCGTCGGCACTGGAGATAATACCGTTAAGTTGGACAGCCTCCATGCTACTTATCGATTGTGGGCGGGCGCTCAAGATCCTACCGCAGCTCCCTTCTCCGTAACGAAGGCAGGAGCTATCCTGGCATCCTCTGGTGTTATTGCCGGGTGGAATATTTACGAACAGTATCTAGATAACAACGACGTTCGACTTGACCCCGATGGCGAGATTACCGTCGGTGCATATGGCACAAATGACGTTGCAGTCCTAAGCACGCAGGAAAGCACTTGGCGTTTGTGGATTGGACATGCGGACGCTGCGTCTGCTCCGTTCCGCGTTTCTAAAACTGGAGAAGTATGGCTTGACAATGCGCACGTAGCCACTACGTTGGAAAGTGCTAATTATTCAGCAGGTCTCAAGGGATGGAAACTAGATCCAACTGGTTGGGCAGAGTTCCAGGATGTGGTAATCCGTGGCACTTTGACTAACGTTGTATTTCAATATGATCCTATCTCAATTATTTCTGGACGCATTCGCGTTACAGACAGTGTGACACTCATTGCAGATCTCGCTTCCACAGATTTGACCATGGATGTGAATACTGACACTCCAGCGCAAGACGAAATTATTCAATTCAAGACGACTGCCACCAGAAAAGAATGGATACGATTGGATTCTGGGCCGATAACTATCACTGGCGGTTTCAGGTATGACATTGTACGAGATCTAGCCAGTACTGGCGCTCAAGATTTTTATATCAGCGAAAGCGGAGCTGCAACAGGAACTGCGACTTTCCCTGACGATCCTCTCATGTTTGGTGAGGATGTCTTCGGTGCGCATTATCCATTTGCAGGGCGCGGCTATTCTGCTCTCGGTGGTTTTCTGACTCTGGATGGTTCCCGACAATATGGGCCGTACTTCGGTGTTGCACGTAGATTCGGTGCTAATTATGACCAGATTCAGGACGTAGCAAGGTTCGGATTACTGTCCGGCTTTCTTGGTGAAACCAGGGAAGTTTATGGTATTGCCATGGGTGATGTTTCCCAGTTCATGAAATATTCTTATGAAGACGGATTGTCTATTCAGACTAGAAATGGTTTGACCACTTTGGATGATCGCGGTTTACTCACTGATGCCTTTGGTATGGCGTTGATTAGTGGAGCTCCTAGTTATGTAGATCAGATAGCTTTTCTTTACGTGGACGAAACCGACAAAAGCTTATATTGTGTTTACAAAGACGGCGCATACGAATACACAAAGCTTATCGCTACTATCGATAGCGGCACAGCCACCGGAAACGCAGATACTGTCGATGACCTTCACGCTTCGGCTTTTCAACTAGCAGATTCAGAAAACGTAATATATCAGGATTGGATGGATGAAACACAATCTGCCGGATACGTTAGTGGATGTGTTATGTCTGACAATATGGACGGCACGATTGCTGTTGCCAGTGGTTACGGGTTTTTCAAGCATACTGATGACCCGCTCGTTGCTACCGAGAGGATTTTCATTCCCGCTGATGTTGAAATTACTTTAGTAGACAACGTCACGAATTATATATATGTAGATTACGATGGAGGAACTCCTTCTTTGGGTTCCTCAGTTTCCAAAACAGAAGAAGGAAACGATGTCTTTTACATTGGTAAGGTATTCCGCGAGGATACAAACTTACATATTGTTCAGGCCGGGATGGATATATCCGACCTTGCAAAGAGAATTCAATCACGATTTAATGCTGTATTTGGTGAGCTTCAACGTGCTTCCGGTATGGTGATCTCAGAAAGCGGCACCAGAAGTATCGCTATGACTGCCGGTGTTTATTACGCCGGCTTAACAAGGGTTACTGTTTTATCCATTGACACGAACGGAGCAGATACTTTTGAGTATTATTACTTAGATACTGGTGCTTGGGTAGACAGTGACGAAAGTCAAATTGATAATTTGTATTATAATGATGTATCCAGCCCGGGATCTGAAGTATTGGCCTTGGTTGATAATAATAAGTTTGTCAATCACTGGGTATATTGTGATGTCATTGGCGACGTGTTGGTCGTGTATGGTCAAACGCAACATACTAAATTAAGTGAAGCAGAGGCAGAAGAAGCTCCCACAGTATCTTGGGGACACGTATCCGATGCATCATTCCTGATTGGGCGTATTACAATTGAAAAAAGTGCAACATCTTTTGACTTGGTTACAACAGCATTTGGTGCTGATTTGTCACCCACGGTTATTACTGATCATGGCGACTTGGCCAATTTATTGATTGATGATCATACACAATATATTTTGCATTCATTGGCAGACGCTGCAGATGATTTCTTAGTAGCCTCCGGAGATAATGTTTTTATCAAAAAGACACTTGCCGAAGTTGGAGCTATTTTAGAAGGTGATTTAGACCATGGAAATTTACAAGGGCTGAGCACAGGGGCTGATCATTCTTATATTGATCAGGATGTAACTTCTGGTTCAAGTCCCACCTTGGACGGAACCAACTTTACTGGTGTTCCAGATGGTGGATTAGATGAAGATTATTTGACAGTTTCGGAAGCTACGGCGTATGTTTTACATTCATTGGCTGATGCTGAGAATGATTTTTTGGTAGCGTCCGGAGATAATACTTTTGTTAAGAAAACGCTTGCTGAAGTTGGAGCTATACTTGAGGCCGACTTAGATCACGGCAGCCTTCAAGGCTTGGCTGGTGACGACCATACTATATATATGCTTGCTGACGGCACTAGAGATTTTTCTGGTGATGTAAAGACGCAAGCATTACTGCTTGTTGAACAAGCTGCTGCATCTGCAGACGTAGAATCTTATGGACAAATTTGGGTCAAAACAGAAAGCCCAAACACTCTTTGGTTCACTGATGACGCTGGAACAGATTTTCAATTAAACACTGGAGCTGGCAGTACTGCTGGTTCGTATACCGGTGAGTGGGATATCGATGGCGCTCTTATAGCTGCGACAGAAGTCGGTGGAGTATTTATTGTTCCGGCGTCTATCACGATTGTTGGTGTTTATGTTTATGCAAAAGAGACCGGTAGCGCGAGTTCTACTATTGTTGATATCAACAAGAATGGCACCACAGTATATACTACCCAAGGTAACAGACCAACAATAGCTTACGATGACGCAGATGGCCTTGTTGCGGCTGCACTTCCAGATGTTTTAAGCGCTGGTGAGAACGATTTAATTACTATTGATATTGACCAGGTTGCCACAGGCTCTGGTGGACTATCTGTTGTTCTTGCTATGGTTCCGTTTGGTATCGAGCCGGAAGTTTTTACAGATATTGGTTCAGGTGTTGAGTTGACAACGTTGGCCGGCACGGATAAGTTTTTTGTCGATGACGGCTCGGCTAGTTATATTGTGTGGAGTGATATATTAGCTGAAATTCTCAGTGACGTAACGCTCGATGAAGACGATATGACGAGTAATAGTGATGTAAAACTTGCTACTCAACAGTCAATCAAAAAATACGTTGATGATAATACCATTCGTGGAATTGCTGATGATAATTTGTTGGAAGTGGATGGAACGGTAGTTGATAATGATTATCTCAAAGCTACGGCAAATGGAGCAGAGGGTAAGACTTTAACTGAGATTGTTGCCGAGTTAAGAACTGGTGGACTGATTGGTATCGGAGATAACGACATTCTCGAGGTGGATGGCACGGTAGCGGCTAATGATATCATGCAAGCCACGGCTAGCGGGTTGAAAGGATTGACTTATGCAGAATTGGTTGCATTGATTGATGGCAATACTGCTGGTTGGACTTTTGGTGGAACACTCAATTTGAATACCAATGATATTGACAATGCTCGGAGCATTACTTTTATTACAGAAGTTGACAATGGAAATTCCAGCACAGCTGATACTATTGATTTCGGTGCAGGACAGAAACAGAAATCAACAATGACGGATGATTGTACATATACATTCACAGCTCCTGATGGTCCTTGTAACTTAGTATTCAAACTTATCCAAGGCTCAGGATTTCCTCATGATCCAACTTGGCCCGCATCAGTTAAATGGCCTGGAGGAATTGAACCCACTTGGTCTGAAGGTGATGGAGAAATAGATTTAATTGGATTTTATTATGATGGTACTACCTACCACGGTAGTGCCGGAATAGGATTTGCGTAATGACTAACGCAACCGGTGGAACAATAACTTATTCTGGTGGCTTTACAATTCACACCTTCACAAGTAGTGATGATTTTATTGTGTCCAAAGGCGGTAATGCCGAACTTTTAGTAGTAGCAGGTGGCGGCGGTGGTGGTGGGGTGAATGGGTCAAAAGGTGGTGGAGGGGGCGGTGCAGGTGGCGTTCTTTATGACGGTGTTCGGGCAATTACAGCCGACACTTATGGTGTTGTGGTAGGTGCTGGTGGGGCACAGAATACGGACGGGGGAGACTCAGAATTTGACACGCTTATAGCAGACGGTGGTGGTAAGGGCGGTCTTGGTGGGACAAGTAATGGCAATGGTGGTGGCTGTGGTGGTGGTGGAGGTTGGGGAAGGAGTGGTGGTTCAGCATCACAGGCAGATGTTGGTGGAGGAACTGGTTATGGTTATAATGGTGGGGGTGGTCAAAATAGTCACCCTGATGGTCGAGTTGGTGGTGGAGGTGGTGGTGCTGACCAAGTTGGTGATGGCGGGGCGGGTGACAACTTTGGTGGTGATGGAAGAGAAAGCTCAATTTCAGGTTCACCTGTATATTATGGTGGCGGGGGTGTGGCTGGTAGTGCTGGCAATGACCAAACAAACAATAACTGGGGGCCGGGGGTAGGTGGCCTTGGTGGTGGTGGCCTTGGCGGTTATCATACCAACCCCGGAAACGGTACTGACGCCACAGGATATGGTTCTGGCGGTGGGGGTAATGGAGGCTCTGGTAGTGGTACTGGTGGTGCTGGTAGTGATGGTATTGTAATTATTTCTTATCCAACAGATGTAGGAGTAATTGGTGGAGTAGTTACCACAAGTGGTGGAATGACAATTCACACCTTCAATTCTTCTGGTGTATTCCACGCTCC